TGGACATCTCTATAGCTTTCTCCAGTAAATAGATCGGAATCTCGGTATTACCGATGTCTTTTATCTCTTCAATTGTCGCCCATTTGTAGTCATCGTGCTCGATTTCCCCTGTTTTTGGGTTTGGGCGATTAACATTCACCTCCCCATCCCATTTTTTGGCCCAAAAATAGTGCTTTTCTGATTTTGATTCGCCCAAATAGACGAGATCGGAGACGGAACAAGTCAAATTTGCCTCTTCTTTAAGCTCTCTCACTGCTCCTGCTTCAATGGAGCCGTCCTTATCGTCTATATGACCGCCTGGCATCGTCCATTGACCCTCTCTTTTGTCGATATCGGAGCGCCTAATAATCAAAAATTGCTGCTTATCGTTGAGACAAGCCACAATTCCCACTGTTTTAGACTCACTTTCGGTGAGAAATTTATTCCATGAATATTTCATTTGCAAGCTTTTGGCGTTTTACCTTGATATCCCCTACAAAATGCCCCCAAAGCCTTATCAATTTTTACTTCGCTTATCGGCACAACCCAAATCATGTTCTCTTGAACTTGAATGTCGGGGTAATATTCTACATCCACACCATATAATACCCCAACTTGCTGCCCTTTTAAATTATATATCACAGATCCAGAGCAACCAAACCACCCATATGTCTGCAAAATAATGTGTTTGCCTGTTCTGGGGCCTGGAACAGTTTCAAATCCCGCCACTCTGCCTGTAAACGACATTAGTTTGTGATGGGACGGATATCCAGAATAAAACACTTCAGCGCCGACGGGCGCAACACCTTCTACGGGGTCAAATTTCATTGGCTCTATGAGTCTAAAAGGGTTACCAATATATAAGATGCCAATATCGTTCGCTTTATCTGAATATATCAATGTACCCAGATGTGATTCTTCCTTGTGAGAAACGGCGTATATTGTGCCTAGCGCCCCATCCACCACGTGTTGCGCTGTTATAACCAGATGAACACCCCTATATTCAATATAAGATCCGGACCCGTGACCACCAACAAGAGGTACCATTACCCTAACAGCCGCATCTCTGGCCTTTTTTTCAATTGAGCGCATCTTTGCATTAACGGCCTCGACAGGAGGCGCAGGTTCATAATGTTGTGCATGCACGACGGGCGACAATAAAACACTTAATACTAATAATATAAATTTCATTTTTTATCCTTTAAGGGGTGTCGGTGTCGGCAGCACCAGTATCCGCGGAGGTCGGCAGATACAGATATCCTATTTCTACCAAATCTCCACCAGCAGGAATGGCGGTAAAGTAAACAGTATTATCAGAGGCTGAGTAGGTCCATGTGGAATCAGGTTGCAGGGCAGTGTTTATAAAAACGTTTATTGAATCTTCGATGGGCTCATGTGTCAGTGTCCACGATTCATGCGGTGCGATAGAGTGGGTCGCATCAGTAACGCCGGGAGTCCAATCTTCATCACAAATATCTACTATGACACCGCCAAAATAATTAGTCGCCTCCATATAGCGATTCCCCACATCTCTAGAAGAAACAGCCCAGTCACATAACGATACTGTTGAATCATGGTTAACAATACTTGCCACGAAGGCGCCACCGCCCCGCATGGAACCGTACCAATTAGTAAAGTCGGTAACATCGATCATGGTTGTCCAGCTTTGTTCTTCTTCATCAGAAACAAAGACTACCAACAATGCTGCATCACTCCTCATCCAAGTTGCCGCATAAGGGTTTGATGTAACATATTCGTAGACTGCATCAAAGCCGTGCTCCCAACCGCCACGCCCCATTGCTGCATACATATCCTCTGCATCTACAATATCGTCACCAGGAACCAGTGGGAACTGTGACTCTAAAACTGCGCGCGATGGATCATTCGATATCATTACCAAGCGCCAATTGGTTGTCGGAAGGGCCGCCAGCATAGCTTCAATACCCGCCATTAGCTGCGGATCATATCTGTACATTGAGCCCGAAGTATCGATTACCCATAAAATATCAACGCCGTCGACGGCACTTGGTTGTGTAAAAGAATCCACCCAGACCTCGCCTGGATCACCCTCTACTACGGTCTCGATATATACCGGAACTTCGACTTCGACTTCGACCTCTACTTCGACCGGAACTTCAACCTCTACCTCGACTTCAACCTCTACTTCAACGGTTTCAGTTTTATAAACGTATTCTTTTTCGCCGGGTTTAATTAGACCATATTCATAGGTGCACGCGGAACCTAATATTGCCGCACCGCAGAGCAAAAAATAACATACTTTATTAAACATTCTATAATAACTACTCCAATTTTGGCTTTGGATCCCTTAATAAGACAAAACTTAATAAAAGCATGTTTATTATGGAAAGCATTTGCAATTCAAACATCTTATTTATGTGAGCAAATACATTAAGTCCGATATTGATAAAGAATGCCGCAGCACAGACAGCAAAGAACACGCGGCCGGCCATTGCAAAAAATTTTCTCACATAGTAATTATATGATTGCCGACACAATTTCTAAATTATATGGATAATATTGACGCTCACAACCGTGAGAAAAGGAAAAAACCATTACCGCAGGGAATAAAGCAAGTTGATCGATAAGTGGTTCTTTCGAGATAACAACACCATAAGAATACCCAGAGGGCCCATCAGATGATGATATTTTTACAAGATCACCCCTTTTAATTTTCCATTGTATCGATACCATCCCTAAACCGCGAATTTTTCCTAAAATTTTTTCATTTTAAATCACATGCAGATTGCACGAATAAGCACTATAACACACAAACACTTCCATCGCAACTAAATTTTGCAACCCATACTCGCTATAGTCCTCTTGGCCGGCATGGATCCACCAAGTTCTCCAAACAATAACAAAAGAATCGGGTTGGTTTTCATAGTCGCGATGGCTATCATAACATTCAAGCAATATTCCTATATCGCCCAAGGTTTCATCATGCAATATGTCACCCACATGAAAAACTATGTCTTCGGCGCGCATATATTAACTATAGATTGATGCTATAATTTGATGCGGTCGATAACATATGGATGATGAAGCGATAAGTCCCTATACAATTTCTTGAGCACCTTTTTGGTAATCTCGCCTATCTCATCCTTCGAAGCCTTCTTGCCGAGAGCTTTAGGTAACTCATCTTCAAGGATCTTTTTAAGTTCTTTAGCTAGCTTGCTATCCAGTTCATCAGAAACTATCTTTTTAATATCAGTTTTATCGGTCTTTGTTAGCGCTTCATTGATGGCCGGCCCATGGCCAGGTGGATGTGTTAACAGCATGCTCATGTTTATAAATAGCATGCTGTTCGCGAATAAACCGCTCTAAATGCGCGATCATGGCTCATCTGCTAATTTCATATGACTAGCAATTGTATGCACGATGCGGCCGACGCGGAACCAATAGACATGATATATAATATATGGATGCGTAAGGCCACCAACAGGGCCCAAAACAATGCCCAGATGATAATCATCCTCAAAACCATCATGATATACAAAATCTGGTGAATATCGATGACCTGTAAATACCACTAAATCCCCTTTGTTGAACCGACGAATTTCGGCGCCCTTGTCGTCGACGTCGTGGTATACCATATCATATATAGCTGCGCTAATATCATTCTTGGTCAGCTATAGCTAGTAACTTGTTAATTAACTCCTTACGTTTGGAGTCGGACAATTGCCTGAAATATTCAGCGATTGAATTCGCATGCGCTTCGATTAAATATTCGCCATCCGGGCTGCAATACGGGCACTCCTTCCACTCGAATATGTTATACGGATTGTGATGGCCGCTGCCGGAATGAAATTTGGTACCGTCGCACACTGTACACTTAATCATTACGTATAGCTTATCAAACGGCATATGCTTCTTCGCGCTCAGCTTCTTCTGGTGGGTATTTGTCTAACCTTTTGATCGTATGCATCCACACTCGACTTGAAAAGTTGTGGGGCGGCTTTATCCACCAAAGCTTTGCCATGTTCATTGGTACCTCGGCGTGGTCGTCATATAGGTGTATGATGATCGCGATTCCGCCATGGCATGCGCATGTCACCATGTCACCGACCTTAAGGGCGTGTTGTGGTGGGTCGTCGAAGAAAGCTTTCATGCGCTCCAATATGTGCATAATGTAATTATGGAGACGCGCTTGTATATCTATGATTTTTTTTGGGGTGGTTTTTTAAGAATTCCAATATCTGAATTTTTAGGCGCAGATCGAGAACAAGCTATACCCGCAACTGTACACGTACACAGTTACTGTGACATACATTCCGGGGAGGGGGGTAGGGGGGTACCCCCACCAACTGTTTAGTCGTTCAAGTTGCGTGAACTGTTTACTCTGTCACAGGACAACACGTATGCTATGACTGCTATGTTAATGATAGACCAGTATGCTATGTCTATAGCTGTGTTTATTATTTTGTTTAGTCTCGGCTTCATTTGATACACAGCGCAATCAATATCATGCTTCTGCTATCTCCGTGTCATCAAACAGATCACAATCATTCATCAGATGCAAACCGTTTAGTGTCTCTGCATTCTCGCGCATCCATTCCTGAGCGATATCAGGTACTTGCACCATGCGGCCCATCAATGCATCCTCTTCGCTGTTCTCCATCAGCCCATGCAGAATGAGCATGTCAACAGCATGTGAAGCCTCGTCTGCAAACAGATTGCACTTCTGGCTGAGTTCCTGCACAGACCACGATTGAAAGGTTGGCAGCCAACTGTCAACGAATTGCAAGATATCAATCTCACACTTGTTTAGTCTCGCGCCGTCAATGTCATAAATAGTTTCCATAATCCTCTTCCTTTAAGGGGAACCTTAATTAAGTTGTTGAAATCATTGTGGTTTTAAATCCACATCAAAAAGTAAATCATCATCATCATGCCGGTACAGGCAATCATATCGCACATCATATCGTACTGTGTCATCAGCTTCTCCTACTGTATATAGTATATCGTACTCTCGCCGGTTTGTCAATTGTAACATTGTCAAAGGCGTGTAAAGAGTGTAAGTGTTGAATATTGTTGGTGAAACAGAATGTTGTAAGTGCTTGATACAACTAACAAATGCTGTCGCATGCAACTCACACGTTGACGGCAGTGTGTCCGTGTATATATTAAATACTAACGTACATTCACACACATACCATCACTGCGCCATCAAACACAAACAAAAACAATCACATAGCTACGGGTGCATATACTACCTCAATCTACTGGTGGGTGAATGGTATACAATCCTCGCACAACGCACTTAGCCACTGTGGATATACGTTTCAATGAAAGATTATATAGTGTATAATTGTCAGTGTTCTCGCCAATAATCAGACACAGTGCTCTCGCTCTTGGCGATACTGCTTTTCTTTTTATTAGCTCTCCGACTTCAAACATTTCCGTCGGGGCGCTTTCGTTGATACGTTCGCACCTTCACAGGCTCAAGATCCGCATGCGCTTGCAGCACGCTACGGATGCCGCGCAGTTCTTGTGCTGCTGCGTTAATACACACACAGACTGAGAACACGCTCACACCAGCGGCTACGAATAGAAAGAAGTCCATGTTATTGGCCTCCTGCTGGACGTATGCGCCTAACTGTGCGGCGGCTCCGAATGAATCCATAAAAACGACTTGACATATTATCCCTCCCGGGACTTTGGGGTTAACTCTTGATCCGCTTGTTCCGTCATCTGTGCAATATCAGCGACGGTTAGCGGGTTTTCTTTTCTGCGTTTGTTTTGTTCTCGCAGAAGTTTGTTGTA